ACGAGATGCTACAGCTGGAAATCAACCGTTTGAACGCGAAATGAACAAGCTAGGGTACGGTCTGGCGTGGCGCGTACTCGATGCGCAGTTCTTCGGAGTGGCCCAAAGACGCCGCCGTCTCTTTCTTGTCGGACATATTGGAGCCTGCCCCCCCCGTCGGCGTACTCATTGAGTCGGAGAGCATGCGAGGGCATCTTGAATCGAGCGCGGAAAAGAGGGCGAGCCTTGCCGAAGAGGCTGGAAGAAGCCCTCGTAGCGCAGGCTTCAAGTACCACCAGGGAGCAGGCGCGGGAGGAGTAGGCGCGGAACCGGAGCAGTCCCCCACGCTCACCGCCGATTGGCACAACCCGGCCGTGTACCCCATCGACGAGCCGATAACGATGGCCGACCTCAACGCCAACACGGCGATCGGATACGACATGGTGGGCACGCTCAAGGTTGGCGGCGACGCGCCGTCGGTGTGCCTGTGAGCGCCTGCACGCTGCTCGTCCGCTGCGGATGCGCGGGCGGGGGCAAAGGAGCGCTGGTGAGCGATGAAGTGTCGCTCACCCTCTCCACTAGCAACACTCAGACGCTTTTCAGCGAGGAAGGAGGCGACATGGTTGTGCGAAGGCTCACGCCGCGCGAGTGCGAGCGGCTTCAGGGCTTCCCGGACGATTGGACGAAGATTCCCTATCGCGGCAAGCCGGCCGACGAGTGCCCGGACGGGCCACGCTACAAGGCGATCGGCAACAGCATGGCCGTCCCCGTGATGCGATGGATCGGCGAGAGGATCGCCATGGCCGAGGCGGGTGAGATCGCATGAGCTGCGACCCGTATGAATGGACGTGCGCGAGGTGCGGAAAAACGCACTGCAACCCGTTTTTCGTGAGCTACCCGCGCGAGTTTTGGAAAGACAACAAGAAGCGCGTCGGCGAAGTCTGCGAAAAGTGCCGTGACGAGGTAGATGGCGACAACGTGCGCCGCAGAAACGCGAAGGGGTGTGACGCCTCATGAGCTACGACATAAGGCTGTGCGACCCTGTGACGCACGAGACGTTGGAGGTCGATTCTCCGCATCTCATGGCGGGCGGAACATATGCCCTGGGAGGCACGACCGAGCTTTGGCTGAACGTGACCTACAACTACGCCAGGCACTACCACTGCTTGGGAGAGCGCGGCATCCGCGAAATCTACGGGAAGACCGGGGCCGAGTCGATACCGATGCTCAAAGCAGCGGCCTTGAGGCTTGGCGACGATGTTTCCGACGACTACTGGGAGGCCACCGAGGGCAACGCCAAGCGGGCGCTGTTACAGCTGCTCGCCATGGCGAGGATGCGCCCCGACGGCGTATGGGACGGCGACTGAGAGGAACCTAAATGAAGAAGGCGATGATCGTCCAGCCAATGAACGGGCTTGGCGAGGAGCAGATACTTGAGGCCCGCACGAAGGCGGTCGCAGAGCTTGAGCGGCGCGGATACGAGGTCGTGGACACGTACTTCAAGGACGGCCTCGCGGTGCCGCACAAGGTCGTGAACGAGCCGCTGTACTACCTAAGCCAGAGCCTCGCGAAGATGGCCTGCTGCGACGCCGTGTTCCTCTGCGAGGGATGGGAGAACGCCAGGGGTTGCAGGGTTGAGCGCGCCGCAGCCGTGGCATACGACCTTGAGATCATCGGCCACGACATCCCGTGCACGGGCGGTGCCCGATGAGCATGGTCGTCTACGAACCACCCAGCGGGTGGAACCTTCCGCCCGGCTGCTTCGAGGGAGACCCGAACGCGCCGTGGAACCAGGAGGAGCCGGAGCCATGCTGCGAGTGCAGGTGGTTCAAGCCAACCGACGGCGACGACGGCGTGTGCGGCCTTGAGCTTGAGGCGGCTATAGCCAACGAGGAGCTTGCGGGCAAGAGCATGGCCGACGCGGCCAACAAGGCCGTCGACTGGGCGCTCGACCATCTGAAGGACGGGGATGAGATCGCTTGCGAGCACTTCAAGCCCTAGCCGCCTTGGCCGTGGCGCTGCTGCTGGCGGTGCTGGCCCTTGAGTTCTATGTGATCCGCATGCTGGCGGCGGGGCTGGTGGTTCTGGCCCTGCTCGCCTGCGGGTAGGAGGTGGCAGATTGACAAACTGGGAACGCTACTTCGGTTCGCCCGAGGCCGCCATGCGCATGGGTGTGCGCATGATGACGTGGCCGCTGCTCATAGTCGTGGACGAGGTCGACCCGCACACGAGGTGCGCGAAGCACTCGCGCCGCGTCGGCGAGTTCGCGTCCTTCGAGGAGTACGCGGCGTGGCTGCATGCCGAATACGACGACGGAACGATAAGGTGGGACGAATGAGCCGCCCGGGATGCAACCGGGGATGCCTGCTCATAATAGCGGCATCCCTGCTAATAGACGGATTGACGCTGTGGGCGGCGGTATCGCTGGCCCGCATGATCATTGGAGGATGACATGGGATACAAGAAGTTAATGGATGCAGCCGGTGCTGTCGTGTCCATGCTCGTGATGCTCTTCCTGGTGCTGCTCGTGTGCTACGGCATCGTGTGGTGCATCGGCGGGATAGCGGCGATGCTGGCATGAGCGGCAACCCGCGCAACCGCAACGGCAACGCAAGGCGCAAGCTGAGAGCGAGGCTGAGGGCAGAGGGAAGGCCGTGCCACATATGCGGCCAGCCGATAGACTACAGCCTGCCGAGCGGCGACCCGTGGAGCTTCGAGGTGGACGAGCTGCTGCCCGTGTCGAGGGGAGGCAGCCCGCTGGACTACTCCAACGTGGATGCAGCCCACAGGATTTGCAACCAGCGGCGCGGCAACAGGATGCCGGGCGACGCCAAGCAGTACCAGATACGCCGCACGCGGCTGTTCTGAGGGAAAACATAGCAATGCACCAATAGGGGCGCGGTCGTTTCGGCGGTCGCGCCCTTTCTTTTGGCCCCAAGCGCCGAAGCCGCCGAAAAGAGGCGGGGCGGTCGCCCCTCCCCCGGGTCGGAAGGCCACTCCGGCCGCCTAGGGCCGATTTCCCCCCGCCCGTTCCGAACGATTTCGCTATCTCACGCCGCCATTACGATTCCCCGCGAAGAAGGAGGGAATCATGGCCGAGAACATCGAGATGCCGCAGGAAGTGGCTAGCGACCCCGTGCAAGCCGCCATCTGGGAGCAGCTGACCGCGAGGCGCACGTTCGCGCAGGAGGATGCGCCGACGCTGGCGCTGCTCTGCTACTGGCACGCCGTGGCGAACCAGGCACGCGAGGCCATGGCCATCGGGGGCAACGAGATCGAAATACTCGACGCCACCGCATACAAGCCGATCAGAGGCAAGGGCGGCAAGCGGCTCAAGATGATGCGCAAGAATCCGGCGCTGACCGTGCTGAAGGAGGCCAGCACCGAGATCAGAGCGCTGTCAGACCAGCTCGGCCTGTCCAAGTCGGCCCGCAACGTCACGGTGCAGCAGGCGCGACCCGCGAGCGCCCACGGCAAGCTGCTCACGCTCATGTTCGACGACCGCGAGACGCGTGCCAAGGCGGCAGGCGCGTGATGCAGGCGAGGCAGACCCCGACATACGAGGCGAACATCCCAGAAAGGCTCGACGGGGACGGCCCCATGGCGGCAGAACTGGCATCCGCGTACTTCGGTAACCCGCTGCCGTGGCAGCCGCACCTGCTCGACGCCATGCTCGCCCGCGATGGACGCGACAAGTACCTGCTGCGCTCGATCGGCATATCCATCCCGCGACAGAACGGCAAGAGCTGGGACGTTCGCGCCCGCTGCTTCCACGGCGCCCTCAACGGCGAGAAGATTCTGTACACATGCCAGCACGGCGACACCTCAGACCAGATGTTCCAGGAGCTTTCAAGGCCATTCGAGGACGAGGACGAGCCTGAGCTTAACGCCCTGCTGCTCGCCGTGCGCAAGACCAACGGCCAGCAGGCCATCAAGCTCAAGAACGGCGGCCTTATCCGCTTCACCACGCGCACCGACTCGCTGGCGCGAGGCAAGACCTACGACGTGCTCATTTACGACGAAGCACAGGAGCTTACGGCCAAGCAGCAGGCGGCTTCTCTGCCCGCCATCTCGGCAGGGTCGAAGCACAACCCGCAGACAATCTACCTGGGCACGCCGCCAGGCCCCGACAACGTTGGCACGGTGTTCCGCGACCTCCACGAGGACGTTCACAACGGCAGGTCTGAGATGGGATGGATCGAGTGGGGCGCTACAGAGATCGGCGACGTGCACGACGAGTCGCGATGGTTCGAGTACAACCCGTCTCTCGGCACAATCCTCGACATAGAGGCCGTACGCGGCGAGTCCGAGCAGATGCAGCCCGACGTCTTCGCGCGTGAGCGCCTTGGCTGGTGGAGCCCAATCGGAGGAGCCGACTCATACGCGCTTTCGAGCGCCAAGTGGAAGGCGTGCGAGGCGGCGGGGCCGATGCAGGAAGGCAAGCTCGCGTTCGGCGTGAAGTTCTCGCCCGACGGGTCGCGCGTTGCCGTGTCCTGGGCGAAGGCAGAGCGCGGTGCCGGCTCCTACGTCGAGCTTTACGACCTCATGGGCGCTGAGGGCGGCACTGTCGGCATATCCGACATGCTGCTGCGCAACCGCGAGGAGATCGCGTGCGTCTGCATCGACGGAAAGAGCGGAGCGGACGCGCTGAAGCAGCGGCTTCTGGACGGCAGGATGCCGAAGTCGGCGATCGTCATGGGCAGCACCGCGATCGTGCAGGCCGCTGCGACGATGCTGGCCGACGAGGTCAACGCCGGGACGACGAGCCACATCGAATCGCCCGCGTTGGACGATTCCGCAACGAAGTCGATCAAGCGCGACATCGGGCGCGACGGCTGGGGCTTCGGCGACGGCCCCGACTCTTCGTCAGCGCCGATCGAGAGCGCATCGCTGGCCCTATGGGCGGCGAGGACAACCAAGAGAGACCCGAGACGTAAACAGGAGGCAAGCTTCTGATGGCAGCAGTGAACATGGAACTGGCCGGACAGGTCGCGGCGGCGGAAGGCCTGCGACACGAGGACAAGGCGCTCGTGCGCGAGCTTATGGACACGTGGCGCACCCACCGATCCCGCAACATGTTGCGGGAGGACTACTACCTCGGACACGTCGGCGTCAAAGACCTAGGCATCGCCATGCCGAAAGCCCTCGCAAAGAAGATCAACCCGCGCGTTGACTGGCCCAAGAAGGCGGTGCACGCCTTGGCAGACCGCTCGGTGTTCAACGGCTTCACTGCCGACGACGATGCCGTTACCATGCGGCTGCGCGACATATGTGCCGACAACCAGCTCGAAGCTCTCTACCGCAAGAACCTTATCGGTGAGCTGAAGCACTGCTGCGGCTTCTGGACTGTCACGGACGGCGGCGGCAAGCCAATCATCTCCGCGTACCCGGCAACCGCAGCGGCGGCAATCTGGGATGACGCGCAGAAGCGCATCAAGGCCGGTCTCGTTGTGGCCGAGTCGAAGAAGATGCCAGGTGACACCGAGCGCGTGCCGACCGTCGTGCACCTGCTCACAGAAGACGCGCTGGTGGTGCTTACGCGCGGCAGCGGCCACTGGGTGGCCGACTACATGGAGCATGGCATGGGTCGCTGTCTCATGGAGCCTATGCCCTACGATGCCACGCTTGAGCGACCGTTCGGCTCCTCGCGCATCAGCCGTTCGGTCATGAGCATCACAGACGACGCCATACGCCAACGCGCCCGCATGGAGGTGGCGTCTGAGGCCGCGACGCTGCCGCAGACCTGGCTGCTCGGCACATACAAGAAGATGATCAACGGGCAGAACAAGTACGACGCGTCGATGGGGGCGGTCAACGAGATCACCAAAGACCCTGACGGAGACTCGCCGACCGTGTGGCAGTCGGCCCAGTTGCAGATGGCGCCGCTCACCGAGTACCTGCGCCAGCTAGCATGCCAAATGTCGGCGGTCACCAATGTTCCGGTGTCTTTCTTCGGCGTGAGCAACGACAACCCATCCTCTTCGGATGCCATCGCTGCATCGCTCGAACCGCTCGTGATCGATGCGAAGAACCTCAACCGCGAGAATGGCAACGCTTTGCGCAACGTGGCCTACATGGCGCTCGCTGTGGCGAACGGCACGGATTACGAGACCGAGCGCGATGCCGGCTACAACCTCAACCCGCGCTTCATGTCCCCGGCCTACCCGTCAATCGTGAGCCTGTCCGACGCCGCGTTGAAGCAGGTGCAGGGTCTGCCGAAGCTCGCCAACTCCGACGTGATGCTCGAAATGCTCGACTACACAGACGAGCAGATCCAGCGCATCAACAGCGACAACAAGAAGGCACAGGCGAGCGCTGCCGTGGCCTCGCTGTTCGAGCCGAAGGAGGGCGAGGATGGCGGAGATACCTCGCAGCCTGCTTAACGAGCTTACGGACGAGATCAACGCGCTATCTGGAATGGCGCAGCGCCAAGCCGGCGACGCGCTCACCCGCTTGGTGGCCGACTGGGAGGCGAGCGGGAACGGCGACATAGCGGCGCTGCGAGAGGCGGCCTACGAGGTGATCGAGACGGCTTGCGGCTACTACGCCGACACCGTTGCGGCTGGCCGCGCCGCCGAGTTCTATGACGCCGTGCGCAAGGCGCAGGACGCGCCCGGGAAGTACGCCGCCGTCGCCGAGTCGCTGCGCGACCCACAGGCGACGTACGGCTCGGTGAAGGCGTTCATGGTAAGCGTGGTGAAGCAGGGAGCCACCGACATGTTCGTGGCCGCGTGCGTTCGCCGCCTCGATGCAGAGATCCGCAAGGCCGCGAACATGTGCGTGGCGCACAACGTCTCCAAAGACCCGGCGAAACCGAGGTACGCACGCGTGCCGTCTGGCGAGACGTGCGGTTTCTGCCTCATGCTCTCCTCGTTCGGCTTCAACTACAAGACAAAGGAGGCCGCAAGCCACTCGCACCCAAAGTGCGACTGCCGCGTCGTGCCGAGCTTCGGCAAGGGATCAAAGGTCAAGGGCTACGACCCCGACGGCATGTACGACAGGTTCAACGAGTGCCTTGACACATTGGGCGGTCGCAACGGGCTGTGGGCGGAATGGGACGCCATGCCCGACGCGGAGCGAGAGGCGTACATCAAGGCCCACGGAAACAAGGCCGGCAAGGCTTTCGACAAGTACGTGAACAAGCGCATGGTCGAGGAGATCGAACTGCGCGATCCGAAGTGGTACGCATCGGGAGAACATTCCGGCATCGAGTTTACGGACTCCGCCGTGAAAGGCGAGAAGCTAAAGCGCTGGAAGAAAGACCCCGGCGAAAGAATTACCGCCGAGAAGTTGAACGCGCTTGGCTATAAGGCGGAGTTCTGGGAAGACGAATCGCATCTGACAGCACCGAACTCCGATGGGAAGACAACGATTAGCCGAGCGGATTTATCAACGGGTATCGAAATCAAGACGATCTACGGAGCTGGGTCTGAGAACACGTTCAAGTCTCACATCAAGTCAATACCCGGCAAGAATGGCGTGAAGCTCACCGTCGTCGACGTGAGCGAGAACGAAAAGGTGACGGACGAGCAGGCGATAAAGTGGATCAGCAAGTACATGGCCCGCTATCACATCAGCGAGGTCAGGATGCTCGGGCACGATGGGAAACTCCTGCGAATAAAGAAATAGCCAGCGGCTGCATGTCTCTATAGGTGAGTCAAACAACCCGCTGGCTAACCAGATTATAACCGCAAAAAACAGCAAGGGCCACCTACGGGTGGCCTTTTTCATGCCGAATCTCACGCTCATAAGAAACTGTCGCGGACGGGCCGCACGGCCCAACTGATGACCGTTGAGCAGCCGCACGGCAGCTCAGGCGTGCCGCACGGCACGGGAAAGGACGCGACATGGCAGAAGCAAACGAACCCATGCAAGTGCCGGGAGCAGAAGGCGGAGATGGCGCCAACCAGGAGCCGCCCGTCGACTACAAGGCGCTGTACGAGGCCGAGAAGAAGCACTCGCGCGAGTGGGAGAAGAAGGCGAAGGCCAACAGAACCGCAGCAGCGGCGCTTGAGGAGGCCAACAACGCGAACAAGACCGCCGAAGACCAGATCGCCGACCTCAAGAAGAGGCTCGACGACAAGGAGAAGGAAGAGAAGCGGTCGAAGATCGCGGCCAAGGTCGCGCAGGAGAAGTGCGTGCCGGCGAGCCTGATCGTCGGCGACGACGAGGAAAGCATGTCCAAGTGGGCAGACGACATGCTCGCCGCGTTCAAAAAGCCGCCCGCGCCCAAGGTCGAGAAGCCAGGAAGCTTCCCGAAGCCGGGCGACGGCGACAAATCTGAGCTGCGCGACTTCACGCGCCAGCTCCTCGGTAACAACTAGAGACAAGTAAGGAGCCGAAATGGCTAACGACACCAGCAAGGTCAAGCTCCCGCACAAGGTAGTGACCTCCATCATCAACAAGGCAAAGGACACCTCCACCATCGCGGCGCTGTCCCCCAGCACCCCGCAGACGTTCTCCGACACCACATACATCGTGTTCAACCCGACAACCGAGGCCGAGGTAGTTGCGGAGGGCGCGAAGAAGAGCGGTTCCGAGGTCTCCACCACGCCGATCGTCGCAAAGCGCGTGAAGGTAGTCACGACCACACGCGTCTCCGACGAGCTGCGCTGGGCTGACGAGGACAACCAGCTTGAGATCGTGACCAACATCATCGCCGACCAGACCGCCGCGATCGGTCGAGCGCTCGACTACGTGGTCTACCACGCCGTGTCCCCCAAGACGGGCACCGCGCTCGATGGCTACACCGCGCTCACCGCAGGGGCCAACGCCGTAACCGCCTCGGCATCCGCGGTCGACGACATCGACGCGCTGGCCGACGCGCTTATCGACTACGACATCAACGGTTTCGCGCTCTCCCGCAAGTTCGCCGCAGATCTCCGCAAGCTGCGCGTTCCCGCCACCGGTCAGCGCCTCTACCCAGAGATCCCGCTGTCCCTCAACGCCGGCAACATCGACGGCATCCCCGCCGCCACCTCCGGCACCGTCAACGGTCGCCGCTGCAAGACCGACCCGAAGGTGGCGGGCATCATGGGCGACTTCTCCACCATCAAGTGGGGCCTGGTGCGCGACATGACCTCCGAGATCATCGAGTACGGCGACCCCGACAACACCGGCCAAGACCTGAAGGGATACAACCAGGTCGCGTACCGCACCGAGGCAGTCCTTGCCTACGCGGTTCTCGACCCCAAGGCCTTCGCCGTCCTGAAAACGGCCTAGGGGGGCGATAGCTATGGCGAACCTTGTACAAAAGTTCATCGTCGAGGACGCATCCAAGGCGTCCCCGATCCTCCCGCAGCACGTCTGCTTCGTGACCCCCGACGGCGAGCCTGTCGGCATCTCCAAGCAGGCAGCGAACCCAGGCGCGAACCCGACTATCGCCAAGGTGGTCAAGTGCCTCGTCGACGCGGGCATGATGGCCGCTACAGCCGATGCGTCCGAGCAGAAGGCCGCCGAGGAGACCGCGAAGCCCGTGAACGCCGACAAGGCCGAAGAGCCTGCCGCCGAGGAGTAGGCGCATGGAGCCGCTAGCGACCATCGAAGACTACAGGGCGAGATACGGCGATCCGACCGACGAGGCACGCGCCGCGACCCTGCTCTCAGACGCGTCAGACCTGCTCATGAGCGCCTACGAATCAAACGTGGGCGACTACGAGCGCGGCAAGGTAGCCGCCTTCGACCGGTCTGCCGCAGCGGTGTGCTGCCTCGTGGTCAACAGGGTCTTGTCTGCGCCAGCAGCTCTGGCGGGTGCCATGCAGTACAGCCAGGGCGCAGGCGGCTACACGGCCAGCGTGTCGTACGGGTCTGCCCTCGGCGAGATGTACCTGGGAAAGACGGAACTGAAGCGCCTCGGGCTGCTCGACCAGCGCATCGGGGCGCTCCAACCGGTTGGGAGTGATGCCGAATGGGACTCATAAGCACCGAATCGGTGACGGTCGCAACACCCGTGGTCGAGTTTGACTCGCTCGGCGAGCCTATCGAGCGCGGCAGCGTGGACACCGCCATAGAGGGCGTGGTCGTGTTCCCGGGGGCCACCTCGGAACTCGATGCATCGCGCCCCGACGGCGTTGAGGTCGCCTACACGCTGTGTTTCCCCAAGAGCTTCACCGCATCGCTCAAGGGGTGCCGCGTAAACGTTCGAGGCACCGAGTACCGCGTCATAGGCGACCCGCAGCGCTACGACCCGGCAAACACCCCAGGCGATTGGAACCTCACCGTGGAAGTGGGGCGCACCGATGGCTAAGTGCAAGGTGAAGTTCGAGTGGAAGGGCTGGAAGCGCGGCGGCTATGCCGAGGTTATGAACTCAGGCGCGGTGCAGGCGCTTCTCAAGAAGAAGGCAGACGCCGCAGCGGCATCGTGCAACTCGTCCTTCTCCCGGCACCCCGGCGAGGGCGCCGGCTACGTAGTCCGCAAGTTCAAGGGCAAGCTCGCAAACGGCTTCGTGGTTGCCACGGCGACTCCGCACGCCCATGCGAGCGAGCGCAAGCACAACCGCCTCAGATCCATGTTCGGAGGCGGTGAGTGATGGACGCGGAGCGCATGGTGGCGCAGCGGCTCATGGACGAGACCGGCATCAAAGCCGTGCTCGACGTACCAGCCGACAGGCCCAGCGAGTTCATATCGGTGTCGCAGACCGGATCTAGCCGCAGCGGCTGCATCAACCGCGTGCAGCTCGTGGCGCAGTCATGGGCGAAGACCCGCAGACGCGCCGCAGAGATTGCCGAAGCCGTGGAGCACGCAGTGCCGAGCCTCATGGACGAGGAGTGCGTGTTCGAGGCCACGTGCGAAGGCACGTACCGCTGGGACGACCCGGACAGCCGCCAGCGTCGATACCAGACCAACGTAAACGTAACCATTTGCGAATAGGAGCCGACATGGCACTTTTCAAGAAAAACGAGACCAAGAACGTCTCGTCCACCAAGGGCGTGAAGGGCGGATATATCTTCGTGGCCCCGACAGGCACCACCCTCCCCACCGACATCAAGACCAATCTCGCCGAAGCCTTCCTCAACCTCGGCTTCATCTCCGAGGATGGATACACCGAGTCCGAGGAGACCGACGCCAACGAGCTGAAGGACATGAACGGCGACCTCATGGACTCCGCCACGACCTCGCGCGTTGAGTCCGCGAAGCTCACGCTCGCAGAGATCAAGGCGCAGACCCTCAAGGTCATGTACGGCGCCGACAACGTGACCGACCTCGACGGCGTTATCACCGTAGAGCACAACGGCAACAAGGACGAGGCGTGGTCGATCGTGCTCGAACTCGTGCTCAAGAACGGTCGCCGCTGGCGCAAGGTCGTGCCAGCCGCCAAGTCCTCTGAGCTCGACGATATCAAGCTCGCCGTGAGCGAGATTGCCGGGCGCCAGATCACGTTCAAATACCTGGTCGATAGCAACGGCAACACCTGCTACGACTACATCGAGTCAACCGAGACCAACAACGCCTAGGGGGAAAGAGAATGACCGAGATCACCTTTACCGTCGACGGCGTTGACGGCGAGTTCGCCGCAGACCTCGACGAGCTGAAGTCCTACAAAACCGTGAAGCAATTCGCCCGAAGCGAAACCGACCCGGCGGGGATGATGGACGCCATGGAGCGCATCTTCATGGGTCGAGACGAGGAGTATATCGAAGCCCTCGGCGGAACGTCATACGACATGCGCCGCCTGTGCGACGCGGCCTTCGAGGCGGCAAAGACAAAAAACTAGTAGGCTTCGCCAGCGACCTCGAGAACAGGCGCGGCGAAGCGATAGCAGACTTCCAGCAGTTCTACGGCATAGCCCTGCCATTGGATGGAGCGCCCGAAGACCTCGATCGGATGGCGCTCCTCTGGCAGCACCTCCCCGACAACTCGCGCCTCGCCAAGGCGCAGTACCCGCAACTCAGGTGGAGCACGACCGACTACATGCTCTGGCGTATCGAGCACCAGCTTCGGTGCATCGCCTGGGGCATGGCCGACAAGAAGGACAGGAGCGCGGAGCCTCCCGAGCCTATCAAGACGCCGGCGCAGCTCGCAGAGCTTGAGCGCCACCGCGCGAACGCGCTGGAAGCCAAGGAAGAGATAGACAAGATCCTGGGGATAGGAGGGGAAGATGGCGACTAGTGTCGGGTCGGCCTATGTGTCCTTGATGCCGTCGATGGATGGCTTCGCGAGCAAAATCGGCAAGGAGTTCGGCAGCCAGGGCAACGCCGCAGGCAAGGCCTTCGGCGACTCCATGACCGTCGGCATCGACGGCGGGGCCAAGAAGTCCTCGGGCATCCTGACAGGGCTTGGAACCGTAGCCAGGGGCGTCGCCACTGCGGCGGTGGCCGGGTTCACAGCGCTCACAGGGGCCGTGACCGCGATTGGCGGCGCGGCCCTTTCCGCATATGCAGACTACGAGCAGCTGGTTGGCGGCGTCGACACGCTGTTCGGCTCCGCGTCGCAGACCCTGCAAGGATATGCCGCAGAGGCATACAAGACATGCGGAATGTCCGCCAACCAGTACATGACGCAGGCCACGAGCTTCGCGGCCTCGCTCGTCTCGTCGTGCAGCGGCGATGTCGCCAAGGCGGCTGACTACGCGAACATGGCCATGGGCGACATGTCGGACAACGTGAACAAGATGGGTTCCGACATGACAGACGTGCAGAACGCCTACCAAGGCTTTGCGAAGCAGAACTACACGATGTTGGACAACTTGAAGCTCGGCTACGGCGGCACGCAGGCTGAGATGAAGCGCCTTATCGCCGATGCCAACAAGCTGCGCCAGGAGCAGGGCAAGAACGCCGACCTCACGATCGACAGCTATGCCGATGTGGTCGAGGCCATCCATACCGTGCAGGAGAACATGGGCATCACCGGCACCACCGCCAAGGAGGCCGCTACCACGATCAGCGGCTCCATCGGCATGGCGAAGGCCGCGTGGGAGAACTTCATCACCGGACTCGGGCGCGACGACGTCGACTTCTCGCAGCTCACGCAGCAGCTACTTGAGTCGATCGGCGCGGTAGCTACGAACGTGGCTCCGAGGGTTGCGCAGATCGGCAAGGGAATCGTCGAGGCGTTCCCGGTTGTGCTGTCTGGCCTTGGCCCAGTCCTTGGCCCAGTGCTCTCGGAAGCGCTCGCGACTGCTTGGAACATCGCCGTAGGAGCCTTGGCTGAGCTTGGCATACAGCTGCCGACAGTCGACGCTTCCCAGATAACGGGGGCGTTCCAAGCGATCGCCGACGCTGCGGCATCCGTCGTAGGCACGTGCAAGTCCGCTTTCGGGAAGCTTGGCGAGCAGATACCGGGCATCTGGGACACCATCGTCTCGACTATTGGCGGAGCCGTGACGACGATCATCTCGGCGGTGTCGCCGTTCGTGACGTACTTTGCATCGCAGATGCTGCCCGCCATCGCGTCATTTGCATCTGGCGCAGTCGGCGCGTTCAGCGCCGTGCGGCCTGCCATAGAGCAGCTTGGCTCGACGCTGCTGAACGTCGGCCAGGCCATCCTGCCCGTGCTACACAACGCCTTCGCGATGATCGTCCCGATCATTTCGCAGGTCATCGGCGTCGCCATGCAGCTTTTCGCTGCGGTAAGCCCGCTCGTGTCGCAGGTGGGCGCTGCGCTCATGCCGGCAATCACGTCTATCGGCACGGCGCTCGCAAACCTCGCCAACGCCGTGCTGCCGATATTGGCTAGCGGCATGCAGATAGTGCTCTCCGTGGCTCAGATGCTCATACCGGTAATCCAGACAGTGCTGTCTGTAGTTGGTTCAATCGTGTCCGTCGTGATAACGGTGGCAAGCCAGGTGATCTCGGTCGTGGTAAACGCCGCATCCGTCGTAGCCTCGGCCATTGGCCTCGTCATGTCGGTCGTGAGCGGCCTCGTGACTGCGGTTACCACGTTCATCGGCTCGATCGTATCCGTTGTCGGCGGCGGGATAGCTACCGTGGTCGCCGCCGTTTCAGGCGGTGTGAACGCGGTAGTGGCGTTCGTCGGCTCGCTGGTGTCCTCAGCGCTCTCGCTCGTGTCCGGCCTCGTCTCCTCGATCGCCGGGTACTTCTCGACCATGGTGTCTACGATGGCGAACGCGGCACAGCAGGTGTACGCGGCAGTGACGGGTGCCTTCTCGGCGCTCGTCGGCGCTGTGTCTGGCCATATCGGGAGCCTCATGAACACCATTTCCAGCATCCCCGGCCAGGTAATGGGCTTCTTCGCAGGCGCTGGGTCGTGGCTCGTCGGTTCCGGTCGCGCGTTGATCAACGGCTTCACGCAGGGTATCCAGAACGCAATCGGCGGCGCCCTTTCCGCCGTGTCCGGCGCCGTCTCGCAGATCCGCTCGTTCTTCCCGTTCTCGCCCGCAAAGCGCGGCCCATTCAGCGGCCACGGTTATACAACCTACTCGGGCAAGGCGCTCATGGAGGGATGGGCCGAGGGCATCGGCAGCGGCACGGGGGCGGTCAACTCCGCCATCACGTCTGCGCTCGCGTCGGCTAGCTCGCTTATCGGTTCCGGCATCACAGTTGCCCCATCCGTTGCGGTTGCAGGCGCTGGTGCAGCCGGGGCCACCTACAACGTCACAGTCAACGGCGGAAGCGTAAACGCAGATCAGCGGATCATGCAGGCGGTTGACGTTCTAGTCTCCGCAGCCAAGCGCTCCGCAGGGTCGGGGAGGTAGCCAATGGGAACCTATACAAGAGAGATCCAGATCGCGGGGCTCAACCGCTGGTATTGCGGCTACATTTCGGTCGATGCGGTGAACACCGTCAACGACACCACCTCGCGCATCACAGTCACCGCCGCGCTCGAAGACAAGTACGCCGCGCAGTACGGCACGCACTATGACGTGATCGTCAACGGCACCACCTACAGGTCGCGCGACGTGCTGCTCAACAACTACGGCAACTGGGCCACGCGCGACGCCGTGACCTTCACCGTGGACGTCGGGCGCGGGGCCAGCGGTTGGAACTGCGCCGTGCAGATCCACGTCTACGGCAAGACATACAACAACTACTACGGCAGCGCGGGCGGCGACGCCTGGGCAACAGAGTACGCCTGGATTCCCCAGCGCGGGTACTCGCAGCCGCATCCGCCCAGGAATCCGAAGCTGGCCCGCGTTTCCGACACCTCCCACAAGATCACGTGGGACGTCGACTACACGGGCATGGACGGCGCGTACCCTTGGGCCGGAGTGTACGTCGACCGCCGCACCGACGACGGCTCGTGGGTCAATATCGCCGACGTCTCGTGGGACGTCACCAACTACACCGACAACTCCACGAAGTCTGGCCACAAATACGAGTACCGCCTTTGCGCTCACGGCCCTGGCGGAAACTCCACGCACGTCTCGTGCGGCACGAGCTACACCACGCCTTCTGCCCCGGCGCGCGTCGAGGCCGTCAAGGCTGGCGCAACCGAGGTCACGCTTCGCGTCTACGGGGCATGGGCCTATGCCAGCGCATGGGAAGTCCAGCGCTCTACCGACGGCGGCAACACATGGGCCGCCATAACGGCTAGCACCGAGGTCGAAGACCCTGCTTGGCTCGACCTGCACGACAAGGCCGCTCCTGCGGGAACGGTCGTATACAGGGTCAGGGCGAAGCGTGGCAACCTCGCATCCGCATGGGTCAAGTCGAACTCCGTCACGACGATCACGCCGCCTCTCGCCCCGAAGGTGACCGCTGATTCCGTCGTGCCTACCGGGACTGCCGTCACCGTCTCATGGGTTCCGAACCATCAGGACGGCTCGGCGCAGAGCGCCGCGCAGCTTGAGCTTGTCGGCGGCGAGACAATCACCAAATCGTTCACCACCGCCAAGAGCGCATCGGTGACGCTGGCAAAGGGCAGCTGGAAGGTGCGCGTGCGCACCAAGGGCCTACATGCCGACTGGGGCGCGTGGTCTGGCTACGTGGCAATCACCGTGGCCGACTATCCGCAGTGCTGGGTCGCCTCCCCCGCTACCGACGGCATACTCGTTGATGCGGTGCCGCTCACCGTGCAGGTGGCCGCCACCGACGAAACGGGCATCGCCCAGGCGACGCTCGCACTTGCGGAGGTCGGCGGCGCGGCCATCGCAACCGCAGACGTGACGAACCTGAAGCCTGTGAGCTTCGGCAGCTATGCAACCATCCGCAACGGCATCGACTACCTGCTCACGCTCACGGTCAAGGGCGGTTCGGGGCTGTCCAAAACCGCCACTCGCCGCTTCAAGACCCACTGGGCCGAGCCTGCCATCCCAGAAGTGTCGCTGTCGTACGACGATACGCTGGCGTGCCACGTGAAGGTGTGCAACGGCCTCTCGTCCTACGAGATCGAGCAGACGACGCTTGTAGGCCCCATGACGGTCGACGAGGTGAGCAACGAGCTTTCCATGCTCGGTACCATCACGGTAGACGGAAACGCCCTCGTTCTCGGCAGTGCCTCGCGATGCTCCTCCTTCACGGTGGAGCGCGTGTCGTACGGTGGCGATGCCGTCATAGCATCCGGCGTGCTCGACTCGCAGGAGACGATCGACCGCATCCCGCCGCTCAACACCGACTACGAGTACAAGGTGACCGGTTATGCCGACAACGGCACGTCCTCGCAAGTCGCAACAGGCGCAAACGTTTTCGCGCACGGGATGGCCCTCAACTTTGGCCAAGACGCATCTGTGGCGCTCGTGCTCGACTACAACGGCGACTATTCGACAAGCTCCAAGCGATCGGTTGAGACATACCATTTTGCCGATGGCGGCGAGAACGGCGACCTCCCTATGTCGTACATGCTCGACGAGCTTGACAAGAAGACATCGCTCTCGTGGGAGATGAAGCGCGACGACCACGACAAGTACATGCGCGTCATGGACGAGCAGTGCAAGGGCTGGTGGCGCGGCCATGCTGGCGAGCGTGCCTACGGCCCCATGGAGTTCGACATGTCGGTAAAGGCAGCCGGCATCTGGAAGGGGTCTACGAGCATCACGCACAACGTCTTCGAGGAGCCCATAAATGGCTGATTGGGGCAAACCGTTCATCACCTCGTTCCGCTTCATGCGCGTAGATCGCGCTACGGGCAACGAGGTCGAGAGGATTATGAACATAAAGAACGGCGGGTGCATCGAGCGCAACCAGGACAAGGACTACACCACGGGGCAGGTCGATTACTCGGGAACGCTCGATCTCGGGGCAGACCTGCTGCGGGTGTACCTCGATGCCGACTTCGGCGGCACATCAGCCGGCGAGGCGCTCGGCACCTTCATCGTCTCGGCTCCGAAAAGAACTAGGCGCGGAGTCAACTCCACCGGCACCGCCGACCTGTCAGGCAGGCTTTCGGAGGTCGCCGAGGACGAGTTCGACGCCCCGTTCACCGTTCCAGCGGGAACCGCCGTGGTGCCTTATGTTGTCGGCCTGCTCAAGGCTGCTGGTTTCTCGGATGTGATTTCCGACGATTCCAGCTACAAGCTCGCGCAAGACTGGACTCTCGGCATCGACTCCGGCGACATGAAGCTGTCGAAGCGCCTTGCGGCCTGCAACGCGCTGCTCGACGTCGCCGGGTTCTGCGCCGTGGACGAGGACGCCTACGGCAGGCCGGTGCTCCGCAGGTACAGGGAGCCGCAAGACAGGCCAGTGTCCATGACCCTGCGCGAGGGGGCGGGCGCACGCTTCATCAACGAGGTAGTCGACGAGCTTGATCGCTCGGGCGTCGCCAACGTGGTGCACTGCGACTACGAGACGCAGGACGCCTTCTACCGCGGCACGGCTATCGACTCAGACCCGAGCAGCCCTTACTCCACGGTTTCGCGCGGTTGGCGCAAGACGGCCACGTACAGCTACAGCGACCTCCCCGCTGGGTCTACCGACGCCGAGAGGCAGAAGGCCGCAGACGCCAAGGCGAAAGAGATGCTGAGGACGCAGCAGAGCGCCATCCGCAGGGTCACGGTCAAGCGGACGTATGCGCCCGTCGCGTGCGGCGATGCCGTGATGGTCGATTGGGCGAGCGCCGGCATAGGCGGCAAGTTCGCGGTGAGGACTGCGACTCTCACGCTCGTGGGAGGATGCCCAATCGAGATGGAGGTGAAGAGGTATGAGCGATGAACTCATATCGGCCATGCGCCGCTACGGCGCCGCGATGGCCGATGCGGCAGCGAACAACACTCCCGGCCAGCAGGCGTGCTACGGAACGGTGAAGTCTGTGTCCGGCGCGTCGATGGCCGTATCGGTGAAGGGGGCTTCCCTGAAGCTCCCTTACACCACGGCGTGCTCGGGAGCCAAGGCCGGCGACCGATGCATCATCCAGGCAATCGGCCCGCACGCCATCGTCATAGGCGTGCTAGCGAAGTAAAGGAGGTGCGATGGCAGATACCAACCAGGGCGCGGCTCTGCTGCTCAACGAAGCAGGCAACATCGACCGCGCCAGAACGACCGACGGCTCGATCTTCCGCATCGAGTCGACGCTTTCGATGGAGGCCGCCGAGGAGGCCAAGACCGCAGCGGCCAACTGCAAGACCGCGACAGACAGCGCCGTTACCGCAGAGAAGACGCGCGTTGCGAACGAGAACGCAAGAAAAACGGCGGAAACCACTCGCGGCAACAACGAGACAACCCGCCAGAACAACGAGACATCGCGCAAGAACGCGGAAACCACCCGCCAGGACAACGAGACCGCGCGAAAGGATGCCGAAACCACGCGCCAGAACAACGAGACGAGCCGATCGGACGCCGAAGACGAGCGCAAGAAGGCCGAAGCGCAGCGGCATGACGAGCACGTCGCCGACCAGCAAGCATCAAGCGATGCCATTGCGGCGGCGAACGGCGCGGCGTCTCGTGCAGACGCGGCGGCGAACCAGGCGCTCCAGATCGCCAACTCAGTTGCCCAAGGCAGCGCCGGAAGTTCCGACATCGCCGAGCTGCGTGCTCAGAACGCGAAGCTCGCAACTCTCTTGGCGAACTCCACGGGGCAGTTCATCTATATGGGCGGAACCGTCTACTGCCCGGCGTCGAAGGCGTCGGCGAGCGGGGCAACGGTGGCGTTCGGCTCGACGTGTTCCGCGAGCGGCAACACCATCACATTGAACTAGGAAGGAAACGAAATGGCGCAAGCAAAGATCCTCACCGTGGGCGGCACCAACTACGAGATGATTGACGACACCGCCCGCACCAACGCCACCACGGCGCTCAACAACACCGAGTACAACCGACAGGGCCTGATCGGCAAGTACCCGGGCCAGTCGCTCGCGACGCTGCTCGCGGGCGAGGTGTCCGGCTCCACCACGATCTACGACGCGCTGCACAAGCGCGTGCAGGCCGCGAACTTCAGCGGCATGCGCGTGGGCGACTACATCGACGTGCCGCTCGTGAGCGCGTCAAACGTGGCGGCCCAGCAGTCCGTGCGCTTCCTGCTTGCGCACTTCGACCCGTACTACCAGTGCGGCGACAGCGCCAAGGGCCACCACATCGCGTTCATCGCGTCCGCGCCCGTCGCCGTGGCCAAGACCGTCACCGGCGTGGCCAACGACAGCTACCTGATGTGGAACACTGCGAACACCAACCAGGGCACCGCAGACGTGAAGAACCCGTACCTGAACAGCAACCTCAAGGCGTGGGAGAAGCTGTTCGAGGCGTGCCTGCCCGAGGGGCTGACCAAGTACCTGCTCACCCAGCGCGTGCTGCTTGAGGAGCGTTACAGCGCGAGCGGCGCGCTCAGCGACTCCAACAGCTGGAGCTGGCAGGACATCGGCAAGGTGTGGTCGCCCTCCGAGATGGAGGTGTACGGCTGCCCAGTGTGGGGCACCAAGGGCTACAGCGTGGGCTTCGACTGTCAGTTCGACCTGTTCCGCGATACCGCGCACCGCTTGAACGGAATTCGGTACGATTGGTGGCTGCGTTCCGTCATGGGTGGCTCCTCGTCCGACGTGTGCTGCGTCCGCAACAACGGCGTTGCCAGCGACACTTCGGCGACGAGCACCTGGGTTCGCCCCCGCCCCGGCTTCCT